CAACATTTTATTTTGGGAGAGATAAACATGGAAAAGAGAATAACACTTAGAGAGCTTGTAGATGGAGACTACAGACGAATTTGGTACAACAAAAGTGAACAGCATGTAAAAGAGAGCCACGCCAAGGCACTACGCTTTTGTGACTTCAATGGCTTTGGCGATAGGGATATTACCTCTTTTGGTGCGCCAGATCTTTTTGACTACATTGAATACCTTGAGGATCAGGGTATAGGCGACAACACGTTGAACCACTATAACTCAAATGTGTCATCAATCTTTAAGTACGCCAAAGACATTCTAAAGATTATTCCTGATAAACCGACAATTCCAAACCGCCACGTTACAACTGGTCGTCCCAGGTACATGTCGAATGACGAGATGGAGCAGCTTTTGTCATACAAGTGGGATACCCACGCATGGTGGATGGAACATATGATCATTATTGCAATGCACACCGGTATGAGACGTGGTGAGATCCTAAGCATAAAACCTCACATGTTAAGACGTGAAAATGGTAGGGAGTATGTTGACTTAGATCATACTAAGAATGGCACTGTTAGGCGAGTAGCAATGAGCGACGAAGCTTGTAAGGCACTTAAGGCTCTCAGCTTTCAGCCTAGCCGACACCACGTCAGGACTACCTTTTACAGACAATGGGATAAAGCAAGACGTAAGATTGCCCCCAACGATAGTTACTTTGTCTTTCACGCAATCAGACACACGGTAGCAACTAAGCTAGCCACTGAGCAAAACAGAAATGCTTTAGTCATACAAAGTATTATGGGACATAAATCACTTGAGACAACATCAAGGTATGTCCACCTTAATCAAGAGACACAACACGATTACGTCTCACAACTATGGAAACCAAGGGGAGCCGCTTAGGCTCCCTTACTTTTTGGGTACCAAACGGCTGGGCATTGACCACAACATAGAGCAGAAAATAAGGTCAAAATCCGGTGTACCCCCTAATAGAATAACACACGAGTTACAGGAGAGAAAATGACGACAGGCACCACGAAGATCCAGCGTCAACTGGAACAAGAGATGCTCGAACGAGGACAAGAGCGTTACAACAAAAGAAACATCAGCATACAGGGGTCACAACAAGAAGTAGCACATAGGAGTATCACCGAGGTTTTACCTAAAGTGTCTAAGTGCTTAACCAACTACGTCTACACAGAAGAAAATAGACTAAAGACAGCCGGTGGTACACCAGCAGCTTGGCATGAGATCATTAGCAAACTTGATGCAGACATCTTAGCCTACTTGGGTCTTAACGCTATGTATGATGCTGTAGTACGTCATGAGACACTTACCCAGGCTATGCTAAAGATAGGATCTAAGATTAACCAGGAAGTCTGGGCGCAGGGTCTCAAGGAACACGATAAGGATCTCTATAAGAGAGTTGTTAGACAGGTAACCAAAGACCACTCTAGTGAACGATACCGAGTCAAAGCTTTGCGGATAATAGCCAACAAAGAGGGCTACTATGGAGACACCTTTGATAAACCACTTAGGTTGGCTGTAGCAGCTCCAGTTCTTAATGCTGTCTTAGAAGTGTCGGAGATGTTCGACATATACGAAAGCTTTAAGAACACTAAGACCATAAGATACCTAGGTCTAACTAAGACAGCTGAAGATCTCATTAACGACAGAGTACTCGATGAGGCTTGGGCTAGTCCTATGTATGCACCTATGGTTGTCCCACCAGCTCCCTGGACGTCTTTCGATACTGGTGTCTACCTAGATCCGATGGTGTCAGCTAATGTTAAACTAGTGAGACGACACTCGAACACCCAGGCTCGAGAGATCAAACATCAGTTTACTAAAGGTATCCCAGCTTATGTCGAAGCTTTGAACGCAGTCCAGGCAACACCACTAAAGATAAACCAAGGTGTGCTTGAAGCTGTCGAGTGGTGTATCGATACTGGTCAGGTCTTTGCTAAGTTCCCAGAACTTAAGCCACCTGCGATACCAGAGTTGTCTGAAGAGTATAAACGACAGATAAGATCTGACCGTAAAGCTTGGCATATCAAGCGTCGTGAATGTGTCGCTAATCTGGCTGTCATCGATAGTGATCTTAGGACAGCTAAAGAGATGTCTAAGTTTGAGCAGTTCTGGATTGGTTGGTCTTTTGACTTTAGAGGTCGAATGTACCCAGTTAGTCACTTTAATTATCACAGAGATGACCATGTCAAAGCTCTCTTTCTACTGGCTCGAGGTAAGAAGCTAGATGAGGAAAGCGTCGGTTGGCTGTACATACATCTAGCCAACGTAGGTGACTTTGGTAAGATCTCTAAGAAGTCCCTAGACCAGCGCATCACTTGGGTTGAAGACAACCACGACCAAATCATGGCAGTAGCTAACGACTATAAGTCTACCTACGACCACTGGTCTACAGCTGACAAACCCTTTCAGTATCTTGCAGCTTGTCTAGAGTACAAGCGTCTCCAAGACGAAGGTATCCAAGACTATGTCTGTCACATGCCTATCTCCCTGGATGGTACCAACAGTGGCGTACAGCATTACTCAGCAGCTCTTAGGTCATCTGAAGATGGGCGTATGGTTAATCTCGTACCGTCTAATGAATGCCAGGACGTCTACAAAGTAGTAGCCGACGAAGTAAACAAACGCCTCATGAAAGATGGATCTGAGGAAGCACAACAGTGGCTAAAGTTTGGCGTTGGTAGGTCTACGGTAAAACGTAACGTGATGACTAGCAGCTACAGTTCCAAGGAACGAGGCTTTGGTGACCAGCTTATAGAGGATCTCATGCAGCCACTAAGGAAAGCTGTAGCCTACGGACAGATCCCAGAGCACCCATTTGGAGACAAAAGAGAACAGGAGAGAATGGCTCGATGGTTAGCTAAAGTTAACTACTCAGCAGTGCAGTCTGTCATCACCTCAGCGTCCCAGGGAATGGACTATTTGTGTGCTTATGCCCACAAGGTTGCCAAGGAGAATAAGCCCATCAGCTGGACGTCTCCTAGTGGCTTTCCGGTGGTTCAAAAGTACACTAAGTTCACTGGTAAACGTGTGCAGATCTTTCTCTACGACCGAGAGGCCAAGATACGTAAGAGAACCAGGTTTAATCTCATCGAAGAAGATGAGTTTGCGTATGACACTAAGAAATCTGCAAATGGTGTAGCTCCTAACTTTGTGCATTCTTTGGATGCTGCTCACATGCAGCTGACAGTACTGCTAGCAAAGGACAATGGTATCGAGGACTTCTTCTTGATACACGACAGCTTTGCAACTTGTGCAGCTGACACTTGGAAGTTTTACCACTGTGTCCGAAAAGCTTTTGTCGATATGTACAAAGATCAGTGTGTCTTTCAGAACTTCGAGTCCGAGGTACGTCAGCAGCTGGATAACCCAAACGAAGTCTTACCAGAGATCCCACCAAAGGGAGATCTAGACATCGATGGCATCCTAGACAGTGAGTATTGCTTTAGCTGATCACTATACCCCCTTTTGATATACTTTCGAAAGGAACACCAAATGCATCCTCGAGAGAGGATCTTGGGATACATCAAGTATTACCAGGATCACAACAAAGAGATTCCCAAACAGGTTTTAAGAGAGGCGCACAGATGGCGCATTGAGATACCTAGGAGGGACAAACAACTTGCAAACTACAAGCTTACAAAAAACGAAAGGACGAGCGAAAATGAGCAAGACTAAATTTACCACACCAACTGGCGTAGCAAGATACGTTTGGTTGCAACCCGGGCGACCTGACACTGCTTTCGACACAGAGGGTAAATACAAGGTTCAACTTAAGATGAGTGAGGCATTAGCTAAACCAATTATGGATCTGATCGATGAATCTAAAAGAGATAACTTTGCTGCAAAAGATAAAGTGAAGCTGCCTTATGAGCGCGATGAGGAAACCGGTGATATTATCTTCAAAGTGCAATCCAAGTACCAACCTAAGTACGTCGATAGCTCTGGGTCTCCAATCCCAGAAGACAAGGTTCCACTTATGTTTGGTGGCTCCGAACTTAAAGCCAAAGGAATGCTAGATCCTTACAGTGGCTCGAGTAAAGGTATCTCGATGCGCCTATCAGCTGTCCAGGTAATTAACCCTGTAGCTGGCGATGGCGACGATGGAAACTTTGATGCTGTCGATGGTGGATACACAGTTAACCAAGGAAGCACCAATGGCTCGAAAGAGGAAGACGACGAAGACTACGACTTCTAGGTCAGTAGGATACCGTCTAGGTTTTCGATCGGGCCTCGAAGATCGAGTTTCCCAACAGATTACCCAAGCTGGCATCGAGCTGCTGTACGAGACTGACAAGGTCGGCTATGTAGTACCATCTCGGAATGCCAAATATACACCAGACTTTAAGCTGCCTAAACCAGGTGGCTTTTTTTATATCGAGACTAAGGGAATATGGACTGTCCAGGACAGAGCCAAGCATTTGCTAATCCAAAAGCAACACCCTGATCTCGACATTAGATTTGTCTTCTCAAACCAAAACAGCAAGCTGTATAAAGGATCTCCCACCTCGTATTCTGCTTACTGTGAGAAGCAAAACTTTCGGTACGCACACAAGGTTATACCGGAAGCTTGGCTTGAAGAAGCCAGGAGAGCAACTGGGGAGGCTTAGGTCTCCCCTTTTTTACAATCAGGGACATACAAAATGCTTATAGAACGAAAGCACCCATTTAGTGGGGTTGTTAATATTAAAGAGATACCTGTTACCCAAGAGCAACTTATTGCCTGGGAAAAGGGCGCACTTATTCAAGATGCAATGCCCACCCTTACAGCCTCAGAACGAGAATTCATCAAGACTGGTTTAGGTGATGAGGACTTTGGTTGATGGCTGCTAATGTAGAATTACTAGAGAGTGAATTTGTCACTCACATACCGTGTATAGTATGTGGGAGCCGTGACAATGCCGGTGTATATACAGACGGACATACGTATTGCTTCGGCTGCGCTGCATACGGTCAAGAAGAGGGTAGCGTCGAGGTTAAGTCAGCGACACTAAACACAAAGCTTATCAGTGGAGCATACAAGCACTTATCGTCACGCAAGATTACAGAGAAAACATGCAGAAAGTTTGGTTACCAGGTCGGCATACAGAATGGCGAACAGGTACAGATTGCAACATACAGAAATGATAAAGGTCACCCAGTAGCACAGAAGGTGAGAACCAAAGATAAGAAGTTCTCAATCGTCGGTGATGCTAAGGCCATGACGCTGTTTGGATCACATCTGAATTCCAACGGTAAAAGGATAGTGGTTTGCGAAGGAGAAATAGACGCTCTTTCAATAGCTGAAGTTTATAGGTCGCCTGTCGTCAGTCTCCCGAATGGAGCAGCAGCAGCCAAGAAAGCAATCATTAAAAATTATGACTACCTGATCAACTTCCAAGAAATCATTTTGTTCTTCGATGATGATACAGCCGGTCGTAATGCAGCGCTGGATTGCGCTGAATTGCTGCCAATTGGGCGTGTATTAATAGCGAGCTGCGCCCCCTACAAAGATGCTAGTGAAGCATTGGTAGCTGGTGATGCACAAACTGTCATAAATGCTATCTTTCAAGCCAAAGAATATCGGCCTGATGGAATAGTGACAGCAGCCGACCTCAGAGGTCAGATTGGCGTCGCGGAAGCTGTCTCTGCGATTACCTACCCATACACTAAGCTCAACAACATAACGAAGGGACTTAGGCTCGGTAGCTTGGTCGCCATTTGCGCTGGATCTGGGGTCGGTAAGTCTACCTTCGTTCGTGAGATTGCATACCGTTGTCACATCGATGGATTTAAAATTGGTATGCTGATGCTTGAGGAAACCGTGAAGAGATCTACTGAAGGTCTCATAGGAATTCATTTAAACAAAAACATCACGGTTGATCCTGACGTAACCAACAGGGATGAAATCGTTGAGGGCTTAGATGATTTAACGAAAGACAACCAGTTCTATCTGTTTGATCACTTTGGTTCAACAGACATGGAAACGATAGTCAGTCGCATTCGATATATGAACAAGGCGATGGGCTGTCAGGTTATAATGTTGGATCACATATCGATGCTGGCGAGTGGATCTCTGTCTCAGGGGGTAGCTGATGAGCGACGTTATATAGATGACATCTGCACTACTCTCAGAACACTTGTTCAAGAGCTAAACATATGTCTGATTGTTGTCTCTCATCTTAAAAGACCACAAGGCGACAAAGGACATGAGTCAGGTGCGTCCGTTTCGCTTTCTCAAATCCGCGGCTCACATGCGCTACCACAGTTGTCAGATCTGTGTATTTCCATGCAAGTAGATCCCGAAGATCCCACCAGTGGAAAGCGATATTTACACATTCTCAAGAATCGACACACGGGCGAAGTAGGCGCAGCTGGTGTCCTTAAGTACGATCGAAAAGCCGGTCGTTTACATGAAGTCGATGAGGACTTTGAAGACTTGGAGTTCTGACATGCCAATACGTCCAATGACCCAGTCTGAACGAAATAGAGCAACAGAGAGAAGGATAGCAAACATGACACCTAAACCAGAGAATTACCCTTGGCCCTTAACGATGAACGACTACCAAGCCGACGTTGCTTCTACTATGATTTACAAGTGGAAGGTCATCTATCCAGCTCTTGGACTAGCCAGTGAAGCCGGTGAGGTCTGCGATAAGATTAAGAAGATGATACGCGACCAGGACATAAAGTTTGATGGCTCCGAGAAACTAACAGATACACAGAGAGCTGACATTATATTTGAGCTAGGTGACGTGCTTTGGTATGTGGCTGCGCTCTCGAGAGACCTGGGTGTCAGCCTCAACGAGCTGGCACACATGAACATAGAGAAGCTGAAGATGCGCCAGGAGCGTAACACTTTGTCAGGCTCTGGTGATAATCGATGAGCGTTCATGGTGGTAAATCCAAAGGTCGTCATCCAGACGCCCCTAGGGAACAGTTTGAGGTCGCTCATATTACCTTTGAGCTTTCTGCTAAAAACAAAACATTTGCACTGATTGCTGGAGAAGCTGTCACTGCTAAAGACAGAAAACCCTTGTTTACAGGTATCGTGCCAAAAGACATGTGGAAACAGCTGACGAGGTTGGCTGCAAGAGTTAAAGAAATACAGCCGTGACACGCTGGGTTTTTGATCTGGAGAGCGACGGACTACTACCCACATTATCAAAGATACACTGCTTAGTTTTAAGAGATGCAGATACCAATGAAGTACGAGCATATCACGGTAAAGACATTAGGGACGGATTGTTCCTACTGAGATATGCTGAGGAAGCTATCGGTCACAATATTATTTCTTTTGATATACCAGCAATCCAAAAGCTGTACCCCGACTTCGAGATATTCGGTCGAGTTACAGACACACTTATTATGTCCAGGCTAATCGCAACTACGTTGGCTGAGAAGGACACCATTAGATACCACAAAGATAGAGAGAGCTTTCCTAGACGACTGGTGGGCTCCCACAGTCTGAAAGCCTGGGGTCTTAGACTTAAGAACCTCAAAGATGACTACGAAGGTGGCTGGGCAGAGTACTCCCAGGAAATGATGGATTACTGTATCCAGGACACCGGTGTGACATACGATCTTTATCACAAGCTTATGTCGGCTAACTTCAGTCAGCAATCGATCGACCTCGAGCATCTCATGGCTGTCATATGTGACCGGATAGGTAACAATGGATGGACGTTCGACAAGTACAAGGCTCAGGTTTTATACGGTAAGTTAGCCCAGGAGAGAGCTGAGATTGAGCATGGGCTCGAGGAACTGTTTGAACCCTGGGAAGTAACTGAGGTCTTTATACCCAAGCGTAACAATAAGACGCTCGGGTACGTCAAAGATGAACCCTTTGAGAAAAAGAAGACGGTACACTTTAACCCCAGCAGCCGACGCCACATTGAGCATTGTCTCAGGAACAAATACAACTGGAAACCTAAGAAGTTTACAGATGGCGGTCACGCTCAGATAGACGAAAGTGTCTTATCAAAGCTGGACTACCCAGAAGCCCAACACCTGGCTAGATACTTTATGTTACAGAAGCGTATCGGTCAGCTGTCAGAAGGTGCTCAGGGGTGGCTAAAGAAGGTCGATAGCGATGGACGCATTAGGCATACGATTGTGCCTGGTGGTACTGTCTCAGGACGTGCGAGCCACCGAAATCCTAATTTATCCCAGATTCCAAAAGTTGGTCTTGAGTTTGGCAAAGAGTGCCGTGAGTTGTTCACGGTTCCAGAGGGCTGGTGTCTTGTAGGAGCTGACTTAAGTGGACTCGAGCTTCGATGTCTTGCACATTATCTTAATGATGGTGGTGAGTATGCCGAGCAGATACTCGATGGTGACATCCATACATACAATCAGAAAGCTGCTGGTTTGTCTTCGCGTGACGAAAGCAAGAGGTTTATTTATAGCCTCATGTATGGCGGTGGTGACCAGCTGATTGGTAAGATTGCTGGAGGCGGTGCCAAGCTAGGCAAACAGCTTAAGGCTGACTTTAACAAAAACATTCCAGCCTTTGGTCAACTTCAAGAGAAACTAAAGAAAGCGCATGAGCGTGGTTACCTGGTCGGCCTTGATGGACGTAAGTTGTACGTCAGGTCGGAGCATAAGTTGCTCTCGCAGCTGCTTCAGTCAGCCGGTGCCATCATATGCAAACAATGGGTCGCCTTGTGTGACCAGCAAATCAACGAGCAGTACGGATCAGATCAGGCATACATCGTAGGCTGGATACACGACGAGATCCAAGTTGCTTGCAAAAGTGAGGACATTGGAAATGGCGTCGGTAATATCGCTACAAGAATGGCGAGAGAAGCAGGAGAAACTCTCAAAGTTAAAATCCCCATCGGAGCAGAGTATTCCCTGGGAAGAACTTGGGCTTCTACCCACTGAAGTCACTGAGCAGCTCGAGAGTTTTATGTCTACTTACATCACACTCGATCGAGCCTGGAGAAACCCTTTTAAGGTCAAATCTAAGTTCGCTCGAGAGGGGGCTTTCTACGTCGCATTATGCGCCAGCGAAAGTTTCATAACCACAAACATTGCCGAGGATACCTGGGGTGACCGATGGGCCATCACTGAGATTGGCATGGAAGCAAAGAGAGAGTTGGATTATGCACTTAAAGAAATTATTGGGTCAGGCACCAAGCCCCCAGGCGGTCGCCCTAATTGATGGTGACCTGTACTTGTATCGAGCTTGTGCAGCAGCCGAAGAAGAGATCGATTGGGGTGACGATGTTTGGTCACTGATGACTGATCTAAAGGAAGCTAAGAAGATCTTCCAGACGTTCATTGATCAGATCTGCGATGAGCTAGACACTGGTAACTTTATCATTGCTCTATCTGACAAATCAAACTTCAGACATGAGATCGAACCCACGTACAAAGGTGGTCGCAAGAAGGTCAGAAAGCCTGTCGGTTACAAGGCTATGAAGGACTGGATCAAGAACACCTACCGTTGGGTACAAACACCAATGCTCGAAGCTGACGATGTTCTGGGCATATGTGGGTCTGCACCAGGTCACAATGTGATAATGGTCAGCGACGACAAGGATCTTAAGTCGGTACCAGGTAAGCTCTACAGACCCATGTCCCAGGAGTTCCTGGAGACTTCGGTGGCTGAGGCTGACAGGTTTTTCCTTAAACAAGCGTTAATGGGTGATGTCACGGACGGTTACTCTGGATGTCCAGGTGTTGGAGAAAAGACAGCTGAAAAGATCCTAGGTAGCCGTCCTGACTGGTCACTCGTTGTTAAGGCTTATGCAGCCAAGGCGCTGTCTCACGATCACGCTTTAGTCCAAGCACGTCTAGCCAGGATACTTCGGTGGGACGATTGGGACGAAAAGAAACAATTAATCAAACTATGGGAGCCAAAGCGATGACAGCTATGGAAAAGTATATCCTAGATAACTGGGATGATTACAAACGCATGTGTGCAGTTGAAGACAAACGCATGGCGAGACACACCGGTCACAAGCGCAACAGCTGGACACACGAACGAAATTGCTACTACGGCAAACCAACTAAGGCCCGTGAGTACCCTAGAGATATTGCAATGGAAAACAGGTGTCAGCGTATCGTTGATCTGCATAACGAAGGTATCGAGTGGAACAAGATAGGTGAGATAGTTGGCTATCGAATACAGAACGTCTCTCGGATCTTAAAACAAAGAGGGTATACACCAAATGCCCAAGGATAAAGAAGAGACTAAAGACGAAGTGTACCGTCCCGACCATTACGCCCAGTACACCATCGAACCCATCGTTTTCATTATGCAAAACCACCTGCCTTTTCACATTGGTAACATAGTTAAATACGTGATGAGAGCTGGCTCAAAGATCTATGAAAATCAAACGTCAATTGAGTCGGAGATAACCGACCTAAAGAAAGCCATCCGCTACTGCGAGATGCGTATCAACTTACTTCAAGGAAAAGATCCAAATGATATATAATAATGTTGCTCTCCCTACTAACTACCAATCATTTATTCACGCCAGCAGATACGCCAGGTGGAAGCCTGAGCTAGGCCGTCGTGAGACCTGGAACGAGACCGTCGATCGATACATCGGTAACGTCGTTGCACCAGCGCTGCACAAGGCTAACGTGCCTTATGAAAACCTAGTCGGCATACAGAACGAACTTAGAGAGGCAATCTTATTACACGACGTGTTACCTTCGATGCGTTGCCTCATGACAGCTGGCCCAGCTCTCGACCGAGACAATACAGCTGGCTACAATTGTAGTTATACGCCAGTGGACGATAAGCGTGTCTTCGATGAAGTCTTGTATATCTTAATGTGTGGTACCGGTGTCGGCTACAGTGTCGAAAAGAAGTACACTAGCTGCTTACCAAAGGTTCCAGATATGTTGATGGAGAAAGATCTTACGATAGGTGTCGAGGACAGCAAGGAAGGGTGGGCTGATGCATACCGCCAGCTGATCGAAGAGTTATACACTGGCTCTATACCTCATTATGATGTGTCCAAAGTTAGACCAGCTGGTGCTAGGTTAAAGACATTTGGTGGACGTGCATCAGGCGCACAACCATTGGTCGATCTGTTTGGGCATACAATTGAAATCTTTCACGATGCTACTGGACGACAGCTCAAGCCGGTTGAGGTTCACTCAATCATGTGTAAGATCGGTGAGGTGGTTGTCGTCGGTGGTGTACGTAGGTCAGCCATGATCAGCCTAAGCGACCTGGACGACCAGGAGATGCGTGATGCTAAGGCTGGCGAGTGGTGGCAAGACAACCCACACTACGCCCTGGCAAACAACAGTGTCGCCTATGAGACCAAGCCTACAGCCGTAGACTTTATGGGCGAGTGGATAAGCTTGGCAGCTAGCGGATCAGGTGAACGTGGGATCTTTAATAGAGAAGCAGCTCGATCCAAGTGTGAAGCTGAAGGTACCCGAGATCCTGACTGGGAGTTTGGTACCAACCCATGTTCGGAAATAGTACTTAGAGGGGCGCAAACCAAGCAAGTCTACAACCTAACAAACGAGCAATGGGACACAGAGATTATCCCAGGCACTGGTGGTCAGTTCTGCAACCTAAGTACCGTCGTTGTGAGGGCGCAAGATACAGCCAAAGATCTACGTCGCAAGATACGCCTAGCAGCCATCCTAGGCACCCTGCAAGCTACCTTAACTAACTTTCCTTATCTTAGGTCAAACTGGCAGAGAAACACTGCTGAGGAAGCTCTCCTGGGCGTCTCAATGACTGGCATAATGGACAACTTATTGACGTCCGGCGGTCACTCACTATCGATGCTATCAAACACACTGCGAGAGCTACGCAAGGAAGCCGAAGAGACCAACAAAGAGTGGGCCTACAAATTAGGTATCAACCCAGCTGCTGCTGTAACTTGCGTCAAGCCCGAAGGAACTTCCAGCCAACTTACAAACAGCGCAAGTGGGATTCACCCGAGGCACTCAGAGTATTACATCAGAACCGTGAGAGCTGACGTCAAAGACCCCATCACAAACTTTATGATCGACCAGGGCATACCACATGAGCCATGCGTCATGAAACCGGAGTCAACTGTCGTCTTTAGTTTCCCACAAAAAGCTCCTGACAATGCGATTACTAGGCACGACATGACAGCTATTGACCAGCTCGAGCTTTGGTTGATCTACCAGCGCGACTTCTGCTCACACAAGCCATCGATCACGGTGTCTGTAAGTGACGAAGAGTGGCCCGAGGTTGGTGCCTGGGTGTACAAGCACTTCGATGAGATGTCAGGCGTGTCGTTCCTACCAAAGTTTGAACACACGTATCAACAAGCGCCATACCAAGATTGTACAGAAGAAGAATACAATCAGATGTTCCTAACGATGCCAGCGTTTATCGACTGGGACGAGCTATCTAACTTTGAGAAGTCTGAGGATACAACCCGAGGTACACAGACACTGGCTTGCACTGGTGAGGTCTGCGAGATCGTAGACATCGAAGCAGCTGCTTAATGATTACCTACTACACTGCGCTGGTCTTCAGTTACTACCTGGATAGTCGGGAAGTAACTGTCACCATGCTGCTCAAGAGCATGGAGCAATGCCAGCAGACCCTAGAGGCTACCAATGACCTCTATAATTTTATTGGTGACAACGTGTCAGGATACGACCAACTGATGTACTGTGAGCCTACTGAGTGGGCTAGCAGTGCCGTTGCCAGACCTAAGATAAGACCCTTCTAACACTACGTAAAACTTGTAATTACCATTGTGATACTTAAGTATCTATTTGATACAAGGTTAGAGGGGATATTATAAGATGAACAAACTAAATGATACACAACAGTACACATTAGAAGAAACAAAACAGCTTTTACTGAAAGATTGGGCAAAGAAAAACATTAGTATAGAAATAGCTATAACTGAAGGTTCTAGGGTCATGCATGATCCCGACGAACGAAAGATAGTACAATATAGTTTATCTTCTAGTAACAGACGTAAATTCTTTATGCATATCATACGATCTACTTATGAAAACGACGCTATCACGGTCACTAGGCTTACCAAGTTACTAGGTATAACTAGAAACTCCGTAGAGACTATGGTCAAACAATGCAGTGAAGCTGGTTGGGTAAGTGTCCACAGATGCTCTAAGAAACATAAACATTTAACTGCATGTGATAACCTATTGAACTGTTACGAAAACTACAGCTACTGGCTATGGCAACAAGTACACACTAGTGGTCTTAGAGACCTTAGCTCTAAGATTGGTCAGATTAGTAACATGATTAATCAACTGCCTAATAAGTAAACATTGGGTACCAAACTACTGCCTGTTGTTTACTGATTTTCTTTTGTTAAACTAATGACACTGAAGTAGGTCATGGGTGAGACACTCTTTATACAAATGAGGTCTACTACCCACGACCAATGTACCATCGCTAAACAGTACTTAAGTGTACCTAAGCATGAATACGTCTGAATCAATAGCTAAATATAGCTGTTCCCTACGTGTTCTACTTAGGTACACAACGGTTCTCATTGGTTATCGATCTGTGTTTTTTTTACCTTAGAAGGTCGGTGTACCCCCTTACGTATGTATGTAACCACGGTGTCACCACCATCGTTACTACTACTATCGTACATTCATTGTATTTTCTCTCTTAGTGTCACAACGAACAGCCCTCTTATGTTGTCTTGGGTTTCCCTCTCCCTGTCTCAGGTCAACCAATGATGTCTGTTGTTGTGACACTATAGATACTCAACCCAAGTGGACATAAGACACATGCCTAAGACAACTGTAGTTTCATTACTTGAGCTGTCTCAAGCTGGCTACTGGTTAGATACCGAAGACATCTTAGGTAATCCCAAGACAACCCAGGACAACGACAAGGATAAACACAAGACATCTAAGGATGACCTTGGTTGACTTAGGTTGACTAAAGATGACCTTGGTTGACTTAGGTTGGCTCTGGTTGACTTAGGTTGGCTCTGGTTGACTTAGGTGTGACGACCCCATTCTGTCTTTAAAGAAATAGGGTCCATCCAGATAAAAATCACTAATGTCAAACTAATGTCTATCGATTACCCCAAAGAGAACAACAGATAATATATCCGGTGTTCTCATAAGTGATTGATACTATTGGATATGACCTATCAATGTCTAATCAATGACCTAGATTTGGTACCATAGTCATCCATTTGACCCCCCGTGGTCTAATCTAATCAATCGATTTCAAAAGACCGTTAAAGGGTTGTCGTTGTTGTTGTTGTTAGACGTTCTTCAGCACAACTCCAGCCCCACAAAAAGAACCCCCAAGAAGGAACCCCCGACATGGCCTTAGAGTCCGGAACCTACATCAACAGTTTAAGCTCAAGTAACCCAGCTAGCACCGATGGCCTAGGTCAAGCTGACGATCACATTCGTCTCATCAAGAGCACCGTCTTAGCGACCTTCCCATCTATCGACGCAGCTATGACAGCTAACGAAGACGAGCTGAACACCCTAGATGGCTTCACCGGCACAACAGCAGATCACAACCTACTCAGTGGTAATGCAGCAGCTGGTGTCACAAGTACCCACGTCAGTCACTTAAATGGTGTCTCAAGTAACATCCAGACACAGTTGAACAACCTGTCTACGAGCATAACTAACACGAATAACAACCTAGCATCTGCTGTACCTACCGGTATGGTCATGATGTGGTCTGGTGCAGCTAATGCCATCCCCAGCGGCTATGTGCTATGCGATGGTAGCAATAGCACCCCCGACCTACGAGATAGGTTCGTGGTAGGCGCTGGTAACAGCTACTCTGTAGGTAACACCGGTGGTGCATCTACTGTCAGTTTGTCTGTCTCAGAGATGCCAGCGCACACGCACAACTACACCGACCTGTACGTACTTCAGCAAGCATTGTCGCCAGGGATCGACATCGATTTCAACGCAACAACCTGGGACCCTAATGGTACTAGAACTCTTGCTACAACGTCTACAGGCAGCGGATCTGCTCACGAAAACAGACCCCCGTACTATGCCCTATGCTACGTCATGAAGACTTAAAGTGGATAACTAACGATTATGCCTAATTTACCTATCAGAAACCTAGGTGCCGTAGGTGTAATGACTGACCCCGACCCGTTCAACTTACCCATCAACGCATTTACCAGGGCTAAGAATGTGAGGTTTGACCAGGGCGACGTCGTGAGATCTCCCTGCTTTAGGGACGTCTCTACTATCTCCGGTTTTAATCCAATGTTTATCAGTGGTGTCCCAGACCCTGGTACCTTTGATACTGTCGTTGTCGTTGCAGACGACTTCAGCATTTACAGCTATGCCAACGGTAACGTCACTTTGGATCATAACCCAGGTGCAACTGTTCAATCGATACCAATAACGAGCACTAGCTTGGCTAACGTCACCTACATCAACAGAAGTGACCTGGCACCACATTATAAGACCAAGGCTATGTCTAACTTTGCATCCCTGGTAAACTGGCCCTCTGGGTTCAGATGTAATTCTTTAAGATCCTTTGGTGACTTTTTGATTGCACTAAATACCACAGAGGGTGGCGTCAACTTTCCACAGAGGGTACGCTTTAGTAACATAGTTTTAGCTAACAATGCCCCCGACAGTTGGGATGAAACAGATACTACTAAGTCAGCTGGCTTCAACGATCTAGCTCAGATGGTAACACCTATCATCGATGGTGAGACTTTAGGTTCCAACTTTATTGTCTACTCTACCGACCAGGTTTGGCAGATGGAATTCGTTGGTGGTACCTTTATCTTTAACTTTCGTAAGCTTTTCCAGGACAGGGGCATAATCAATCAGAATTGTGTAGTAGAGGTATCAGGCAAACATTACGTCTTTGATGCTGACGACATCTATGTACACGACGGTTTATCAGATCAGTCTATAGTTGATGGTCGCATCAGGGACTACATATACTCAGGTATCGACACTGGATCTCTTGAGAGATGCTTCGTTCAGTACGACCCAGTACGCCAGGACATCTATTTCTGCTATAAGTCATCTGACGACATGGTAGAGTTCACGGACGGTAGCGGATGTAATAGGGCTGCTGTCTTTAATCCACAGACTAACACCTGGTCGTTTATGGACTTACCAAATGTGTTTTCTGGGACAATATCAAACGTAGATACAGTAGCTACCTATGCAACCGTAGCGCCTAGTCTAACTTACGCGACAGCTGGTGGTAGCTTTGCTTCTCAAATAGGTGGCTTAGACAGGCACGTTCTTATGTTGTCTAACACCTCGACAAATGATGGTCTTACGTCAAACAACATATTTGCCTTAGACGGTATCGATGAGAATACTTCGTTGTCTAATACAATTAATGCAGCTGCCAATAAGCCTATCAAACTAGAGCGTGTTGGGATTGACTTAGATCAAGAGGCCCAGCTCCCGTTAGCTGGGTACAAGAACGTCAAAAAGATGGTTCCCCAGTTTTCTACTGTCGCAATAGATAAGACATTTAATGTTTCTTTAGGTGCAGCTAATTTGCCTAACGAGGTTCCTGCTTATGAAACTGCTGTCACACTAGATACATCTGTTGATCACAAGATCGATAGTAGGGCTGCTGGTAGATACCTTAGCTACAAAGTTGAGACACCAACAAACAAGGACTTTGTAGTCTCTGGGTTTGACTTCGATGTCGTGGCAACCGGTGGGAGATAGTCATAATGTCTACTAACGAACAAACCGACGTCGTTGTTTCTGGCTATAACAAGAGGCCGTCACCGACTACCGATCAAGCTATAAAGTTATATTTGTCTCTCGAATTACAGGCAATCGAGAAGACACTAAAGTCACTAGAAGAAAGTGCAATACAAGTCATTGATGCCGAGCCAGCCAGCCCTAAGAAGGGCATGGTCAGATTTAATGTGGCGCCCTGGAACCCTCTAGGCAACGGTTCTCAAGGACTAGTTTTATACAACGGCAATGCCTGGGTAGCCGTGTAACTAATAAGCACAAAAACACAACAAAAGATTAGAATTGGAGTTAAGCTATGTCCGTTTGGGGTCAGATAGCAGGAGCCGTCATTGGTGGTGTACTAGGTAACAAAGGCGCAAAAGACGACCGTGCCGCTATGGAACGTGCCAACGCTCAAAACAACCAGTATCTGAATGCAGCTATGCCGTACATCAAAGATAACATGAGTGACGTCTCTGGTTTCTATGATGACATGATTAGCAAAGGCCCATACCAAGGTGATTTCTTTGCTGGCCCAAACAATATGCAGACCGACATGATTAACTCCATGTATGGCTCAGGCACAGACATTATGAATGCTTCCCGTGGCTTCGCAAATAACACCGGTGATTTGTATAGTCGTTTTACTAATATGTCTAACCGCCCAGATATGATGGCTAACGCAGACCAGTATGCTCAATCTAACATGTCTCCAATCGTCAAGGCCATGATGAGAGACGATACACGTACTTTAGAAGAACAAACGCTACCAGGCATTAACATGAATGCATCAGGTAGTGGCAACACAAACGCTAGCCGAGCTGGTGTAGCATCAGCGATAGCAGAACGTGGGTACAATGATCGCCTGGCTGACGTGTCTAGCGACGTCTACAACAGTCTAAGAGACGCACGTCTTGCACAAGGTAACACAGAGTTTAACCAGGGCATGACCGCACTGAATAACGCTGGCAACATGAATAATCAAATGGCTAGCAACTTTGGTGTTGGCTCCAACGCAGCTATAGGGGCTGGTAATAGACAAAACCAGTTTGACCAGGGACAGCTAGATGCTAACAGACAGCAATTCGATTACCTTAACAACTATAATTACAACTTAGGTAAAGACTTCCAGGGGTTTCTTACAGGCAACAACGTACAAGGTAATTATGAAGCTAACATGTTTAATCCAACTACTGCCGCAATGAGTGGTGCTATGGCTGGCTATGGTTTTATGAACCCTAATGCCCAACACTTTAATTCTTTATTTGGCGGTCAGGGCGGTCTTACAGGGGGATTTGTCTAATGAATCCTATGTTACAATCTAGAATACCAACTATGATGAACAACCAGTTACCCATATCGCAGGGTACACCAGTCTTAGCCAACCCAACGCAGTCAACTACATCGGCTCCCGTTTTACAAAGTGCTACAGGCAACAGGCGCATGTCTAACCGAATGCCTCAAATGCCAAACAACCGTATACCTATGGGATCTGAAGGTCTTATGCGTATTGGTGGCGCTGGTCTAGGTGCTAACAACCAGGGAGCCTTGGCTACTTATAGTGCCATGTTAGGACAATATGGTGACATCCAGGACTACAACCGAGCTGCAGAAATGGAAGCATACCAGCAGGAAGTCATGAGAGCCAACGAAGAAGAAACGAGACGACAGCTAGCTCTTAAGATGCAGCAGGATGCTGCTAAGGCTGCAAACAAAGAGGCTGACCCAGAAGCATTAGGTGAGCTACGTGTTGGTATGGCTAAACTACAGCAAGCTAAAGACGCTTTACAAAATGTAGAAAACTTAACCGGTATATCTCCCAAGGATCTTTGGAATAGAGTTGTAGGTAGGGCAGTTGGTAATAAACAAGAGGCTATAAGGCTATTTCTAAAAGAGATACGTCTAGACAGCATCCTAAGACAAGTCTCAAAGACTAAGGGTGCTATATCTAATGCTGAGATGGCTTTGTTTGGTTCTCAAGCTCCTGACGTAAATGCTCAAGAAACCGTTTGGATTGACTGGATAAACAGGCAGATGTCTATGCAGCAAATTATGATGGATCGTCTAGCAACTGGTAAACGAGTAGATGAGAATGCTCCGCTATCAGAGACCATGCCATCTGTAGCTAACACAATGCCTAGCTCAGGCAGTTCTAGTTTTGAAGTAGACCCTGAGATTGAAAACATCGTAAACCAATACACTGAGTAGGTAGACCTCATATGGATATGCAACGCTTAAGTCAGGCACTTAAGGCGGCTCATGCTGCTGGTGACACCGCAGCTGCAACCAGGCTTGCTCAAGAGATCAGAAGATTACAGCAGCAGCCAGCGCAAGAAAAAGACAGATCTTTCTTAGGCGCTCTTCGTTATGGCTTAGATGCACCATTAGAAAACTTAGCTGAAACAGCCCAGGCTATTGGCTATAAGAAAACTGGTGACTTCTTAAGCAATCTTACAGAGGCACCGGAGAACTATGACCCAGCTTCAGCAGCATTCATTAACGAAGGTGGATCTGGTTATAAGTTCAGCGAACTTCCAAGAGCAGCTGTAGAACAAGCTGGTCAGTTTGCTGGATCTATAGCTTCTAGAGCTGGAGGTGTTGCAGCTGGTGGTGCCATAGGTGGCCCAATTGGAGCTGTCGTAGGTGGTGTCGCTGCACCAGCTTTATTCGAAGGTCTACAGCAGCTCGGTGGAATAGCCAATGAAAGAGCTAGGAATAATGGAAGGGAAGAACCAAACAGAGAGGACTGGATTGGTGCTATCACGGGTGCTTCGGGTACTGGTGTATTAAACGCTATTGCTCCAGGTTTATCTGGTTTTCTAAGACGTGCAGCTGTTGAAGGTGGCACGGAAGCTATACAATCAATTATACAGCAAGTTAGTGAAACAGCAGCAACTGACAAAGGACTAGAGGTAAGTCCTAAGCAAGCCATAGGTGAGGGCATTATTGGCTCAGGCAGTGTTGCAGCTGTTGATGTCCCAACCTCAGCTGCTGTTAGGTTTAAAAGTGCGTTTTCTAAAGATGGCACTGTCGTAAACCCAGGCGATTTAAATGACGTTGAGAAGCAAGCAGCTGGAGACCTAGCTAGACGCTTTAAGGATACATCTGAAGCAAACAAATTTAATCTTAAGAATATTAATAAGACTGACACAAAAGGTGCCAGGGCTACAGTCGATATGGTACACGTCCAGCTGACTGAGGATTTAAGGCAACGCTTTAACGACATGAGATCAGTCATTAAGCCTAACGACGCAGATACTTTTGAAAGCGTTCGAGATAAGATACTTGTCCAGGCAGCATATAGGGAAGGACGCAACAAGACCAAAAGCACTGTAGGTCAACAAGAGATAGACGCATTGGTACGTCTTGCTGGTAACACAAGAGAAGGTCAGGAATCTCTAAACCTACTAAGACAGCTTAACCAACTTACAGAATTACATAACGAAGGATACCAAGGCAGTCTGTCAGCTTTTACTGACCAGTTCTCTATCCTTGGATCTAAAGTTGGCTACGACAAAGGTGCAGTAGCTTTCGAAAGAATAGCCAGACCTATGCTATCCGGTGGTGCAGCTTTTAGTACAGGTGGTGCCTCTTTACCACTTCAAGTAGGAGTTTCTAGCACCGGTAGAGCAATAGATAAGCTTAGAGGTAATTATTCCCAAGTAGACAAGTTTGTTCGCCAAAACCAAGATAACCCAGGACTACAGCCACCCAACGCTCCATCCCTCAGAGATGCACAAGCAGCTCAATTAGCAGCAGACGAACAAGCACAACTAGATGCAGACCAGCGTAAAGAAGCCATGAAAATGGCTAGACGTGAGGCCAACCTAGATCTTGTAAAGGCTGGAGCTGATCCCACACCCGAAAGCCCACAAGACATCATGCAGATGGCAACAGGTCTTGATCGTAGTGGTGTTGCTAGAGTTCTACGTTTGATAGAGGCAACTACAGAAAACCAAGCCACACTAAAAGCTATTCAAGACTACAGAGACTCTATAGCTGTTGGACGTAAGATTGATGGCAAAATGCTGTCACCTTTGATTCGTATGGTTAATCAAAAGATTAAAGAGAACCCAGACTACGTCGAAAGAGTAAGGGAGCCGGTAAGAAACAATGAACCTGATGTACAAACAGATATGCCCAATATGGGCAGCGGTGGTACTAACACTGATACCTCACCACAGTTTGGAACTCCCCAGTTCACAACCCAAGAAAACTATAACAGAGGCATCGAAGCCAACAGAGTAGCCGCTGAAACTTTGTCGTTACAAGCTCAGAACGACCCAGAGTTAGACTTAAAGGACAAAGCTGTTGTTGTTTCTGCACTAGACCAGCTACAGTTTAACTTAGGTTCTCAGCCTACTATTGCTGCCCAGGCTATCTTTGATCAAGCTACTGAAAACGTAAACCAAGACGTAGCTGCAAAGTACATCAAGCCTTACGTCGATCGAGTGATGCGACAGCAGAGATCTAATCCAGTTCAAGCATCAGCTGAACCTGGTGTTGCTCCTGAGACAGACACAGATACTGACTTACTAAGCGTAGTTCAAAGAGCGATGAAAGCAGATGACGTACCTAACGCAGACGATGCTAGGATAGTTCCTGTTCCTTTCAATAGAGCAGATATGCAAGGTATCTTTGGTGTCAATAATCCAACACCTGGCGGTAACTACATTGACCTGGACACTAAGCAAGACCTAACAGGTAATACTTACAGTGGTGGTACAGTTTCTATAGTAGACGGTAAGCCTATCTTAGAAACTAATGACAGTAATTCAGCTCCAGCAACAAAAGCAGATGGGCGTAAGGTCAAAGTTAACTTATTTAAGCAAAAAGCTGGCTGGAAGTGGTTAGACTATGATGGGCCTAACACTATAGTTTCTACTGAAGTAGGTGGTAAGCATCACTACGCACTATCTTCTGATTTCCAGACACCAGTAACCTTACAGACGTACCCTAACCAGCCTAGTGAGCCACGTTTACGACCAACTACGCAGGGTGAGGTTAAACTAGGTAACGTAATCGGTAATATTAGTGTCAGAGGTAAAGAACACCCAGTATACGACAAGGTTTCAATTGTCTCAAAGAATAGCAGTCTGATAGATAATGCTATTAACCCAAACATCCCACTACCTAAGTTTGAGAAAACTGCTGCATTATCCCCCAAGACGCCTGTTGTTCACCAGCAAATAAAAGATCCATCAGGAAAAACAGCATACGGATTACTCCCACACTTACGTACTGAGACTAAAAGCTTTAGAGAAGGTAAACCTTTGTTTACCCTAAAGACAACAAATCAAAATGCTGAACCTCAGATAAAAGCTATCGATGAAGTATTAAGCCGTCATCCAGACCCAGCAAGTTCTTCAGAAGCTTGGGGTGCCATGCTTGGTGATGCCTTTGCTTCAAAAGATATACCAGTACAACCGAATGGTTTTATTGAAGATCTTAATAATGGTGGCGCACAAGAACTGTTGTCTTCCTTGACTCCAGGGCAGATTGCTGATGCGGATCATGGTTTTAGAAATGCTGAAGAGTTTCGTAGGGCTTACACAAATGGTGAAATTGGTGTTGAAGATACTGGACGTTTGTTTCTTTGGTCATTCCTGTCAAAAGGAGTAAGCCCCTATGCTCAAGAAGGCTTATTTATGGACAGTTTCAATGGAATTGACCCTTGGATAAAAATGGCTGCTGATGGAAGCTTAAAAGATAACATGGATGGCTATAAAAAGTGGGCTTCTACCACTGCACCTAAAGGCTCTGGACAACCAGGCGCTGGAGCCATGCATAATTTAAATGCTTTTGGTAAAGATTTCCTGCTTAAAATGTCCCAGGACGCTGGAAAAGGCGATGGACGTTCAAGATTACAAGTTATTCACGATATGATGTCAGACCCAGATACAACAGGTAAAGAAATACGACGAGAGTTTATGCGTTTGGGTGAGGGCGTTGGTATAGACAACAAAGTTGTATCTTTTACCTTACTTGTTGCTGGCTACCCTGACGTCATGGTCTTAGACCGAGTTCAAATGCGCCAAATGTGGAATGATGGGCGTTTTACAGGTTTAAATCTTTATGATGGGTATAAGCACAACGGTGACGCTGTTAATGGTTCCGGTATGGCATTAACATCGACTGGAGCTAGAGGTCTCTTAGTCTATGAAGCTATGGAACGGTCTCTACAAAACCGACTAAATAAGATTTATAGTGACGTAGGACGTCCAGACGCTGCATCCGTAGGTAGATACCACTGGGAAACATGGGTAGCATCCTCACAACAAGAGGCTTCTCACGGCACTATTGATGCTATCCTGGCTAGAGCTAAAGGAGACCCTAACCCACTAGAGGGTGTAACTGCAAAAGAAGGTGAATATGGCGCATATGCATATGGTGCTAAGTACGGTCTTGAAAATGGCGTACCAATGTTTACATATGATGTACCTGACCGTGGTACCTACAAGTTTACTGTGCCTCAGTTTCAGTCGTTTTTAAACGACATCAAACGTAAAGCAAAGAGTAACAAGGTAATACCTTTCGGTTTTAGTGTGCAAAAAAGTGGAAACGCACCTTGGTACACCAGAGAAGGTGTTGACCTAGATGCACTAGCAGAAAAGGCTAAACAATATGGGAAGCAAGTTTCAACAACTGATGAGGGAATACGGCAAGGTCAAGCAGTTCCCGATGGACGCAACACTGATGCCGCTGTCGGAAGAACAGACGAACAAAGAGTTCCAGTCCTTACCGATAGATCCAACACTAATAGAGGAAGATCCTCAGCTACCGGAGTTTATGCAAACCCCTTATCAAAAACCAATCTTAGAAAGATAAAAGAGTATATTGTTAAATCCAGGCCAGCTTACCAAGTTGGTTTAAAAGGCGGTAAACTTGAAGATGGTATACAAGATATAGAAGCTGCTCTTGAGGTTGCTAATAGTCTTGGGATGACAGTTAGACTGTTTAATTCAATAGACGAAATGAACGACGCTAGACGCGAAGGTGGGTTACCTGTAGCTGCAAACTCAGCTGGTACTTTTTACAGAGGTATAAGCAATTTTAATACTGGTGGGGTTTACAAAGTAGACTCAAAAGCAAAGGGCTTTGAAGGTACAGTATTTGCTTTAAACCCTGGTGCTGTTGTTAATGGAGAACCTATTACTGAATTAGACGCCCTAACAACCATTCTACATGAAATGAGTCATGGGATGACTTTAGGTAATATGCAGCTTTCAGAGCTTCAAAACCCTAATCAAGAGTTTTTTAATCCTTACAACCATGATTTTGATCATGCTCCAGTAGGTTCATTTGCTCGATCAGCTATATTACCTTTTATTATGGAGTCTTCACCAGATGTTTCTAAAGGTGTTCTAAAAGAAATACAGGACTTACAAGAGAATTTAGACGTCTACACAACAAATAACCCAAAAGAAAGAATAGCGGTTCGGCATATACGGAGTATGTTTCGCAGAATAAATGATTACGAAAGTGTTGGTGCTAATAGAGACACTATAGTTGCGATGGAAGAGCAAGCACTAGAATACCTACAGTACACTCGTAATATAAGAGAAACATCTGCTGATCCAGTATGGGTATACTTATTAAATCCTAAGTTAGCTAAAAAGCTTATGCCAAAGACAACAGCATTAATTAGAGCTGAGTTTGACAAGGCTAAGAACCCTAAGATCCAGTTCTTCAATCATCCATTTGCAGTCGTAGCAGCTGTCGTAGCAGCCATGCTGGCACAAGGCCAGGAAGATGAAGAGCGTGAGAAGCAGCAACAGATGATGCCACCAGGCGCTCTATCGCCACAACAACAAATGATGGCACCAGGAGCATTAACAGCATAGGAGAGATCGATGGGCGCACCTAAGAACCCCAGACGCAAAACTCCACGTAAAAACCCCAACATGGCTCGACCACCTCACAAAAACCCCCTGGCGTTACAACACAAGACACCAGAGGGTCGAGCTAAGTTCAAAGCAATGATTAAAACTAGGAAGAACAGTGGGCGACCACTTGGAGTACCTGACGGCTATGGAAAAGGTCGTATGGTTCCAATCGTCGAACAAGCACAGAAAGACGCAAAGAAAGTAGTTAGCATTATGAAACAAGATCACGAAATGAATGCTCGAGCAGAAGAAGCATTAGAGACAGCAGTCGAGATCATGAGAACACCAGTACACAATCGTGATCGTCTGCAAGCTGCAAAGCTAATCTTAGATTTCACGAAGGTGAAACCTGTAGCCAAACAAGAGGTTACGCTAAATAACGCTGAGGCTTTCTTAAGTTCACTTTTGGACGATGACGGAGAGCAAGATGAAAACCCAACAGAAGAAACTGAAAGCAGTACGGAAGAGACTGTATGACGACTTTGAGTTTTACTCAAAAGCTGCACTAAAGATACGAACCAAGACAGGCGACATTGCGCCACTCAAGTTAAACCCTGCACAAGAGATCCTAAACGATGCTGTCACTAAGCAGCTGAAGACTGACGGCAAGGTACGTGTGATTATTCTTAAGGCTCGACAGCAGGGTCTATCGACTTACGTTGGTGGCTACCTTTACTTCAGTGTATCCCAGCGCAAAGCTGCGAAGTCATTAGTTGTTACTCACCACTCTGACAGTACCAGGGCGCTCTTTGATATGACAAAGAGATATCATGAGAACTGCCCAGAAATACTAAAGCCACACACGAAGTACTCATCACGTCGAGAGCTGTCTTTTGACATCCTCGATAGTTCGTACATTGTTGCGACAGCTGGTGGTGAGGCTATTGGTCGAGGCGAGACGCTTACACACGTCCATGCATCAGAGCTTGCATTCTGGAGTAAGACAACAGCAGCCGACAACTGGAACTCTTTGACCCAGGCGGTACCTAATACAAAGGGTACTGCTATATTTGTCGAGAGTACTGCTAATGGTATTGCTGGTATTTTCTATGACCTATGGAAGGGTGCCGTCGAAGGTACCAATGGATACGTCCCAGTGTTTATTCCCTGGTACGTCGATCCGGAATACATCGAGGATGTCCCTGACAACTTTGAGCGTACACCAGAAGAAATAGAGCTAGCTGAAGAGTATGGCCTAGACGACGGTCAGCTTATGTTTAGACGCAGAAAGGTTGCACAAAATGGTATCGACTTGTTTAGACAAGAGTACCCCTCAGAACCCGAGGAAGCCTTTCTGACAACTGGGCGCCCAGTGTTTAATCCTGAGCAGCTACAAAAGATGCTACCAGACGCTAGAGATCCTAAAGAACGTCTAGCCCTGGAAGGTGAAGAGTGGCTCAACAATTCTCGAGGTGAGCTTACGATGTACCGTCGCCACGACCCAGGCGAACAGTATGTCATTGGAGCTGACGTCGCTATGGGTGTTCGAGGTGGTGACTATAGTGTTGCCCAAGTACTCGACAGTAAGAAACGACAAGTAGCTACCTGGCGTGGACATGTGCATCCCGACTACTATGCCCAGGTCTTATTTCACTTAGGTAACTTCTTTAATACGGCATACATCATTGTAGAAAACAACGGTCACGGTCTACTGACATGCACAAGGCTGGCAAAAGACATGGCCTACTCAAACTTCTTTACGGAAGTCCAGGTAGACAAGCTGACCGATAGGGAGACAATCAAGTTAGGCTTCAGCACAACTGCAAAGACAAAGCCTTTGATTATCGATGAACTAAGAGCAGCAGTACGAGAGAACGAAATCGAACTAAACGATAAAGTTACTATCAGAGAAATGCTGACTTACGTCGTCACAGAAAGTGGCAGCATGGAAGCGGAGCCTGGGTGCCATGACGACTGTGTCATGAGCCTGGCACTCGCCAATCACGTCCATGAGGGCGCATGGGAACCAATCGAGGTTACAAATGATCACTATATTGAAATGGTCTGACTATTATGGATAAAAAAGATTACAAAAAGGTCGATGACGAAAAGTTAGTTACGATCTTAGATGATAACATCCGTAGATCTATAGGCTACTACGACAGCCAAATAAGTAGAGAACGTAAGCGTGTTATAGATTACTACAACGCAAAGCTTCCTAGACCAGCGCATGATGGTAACTCAAAGTACGTATCGATGGATGTGTATGATGCTGTCGAAAGCATGAAAGCTGCGCTACTGGAGACCTTCTCAACTGGCTACAAAACAGTACGCTTCGCTGCACAGACTGGAGAGGACACTAGAACGGCTGAGATATGTACCGCATATACGGATTATGTTGCCAACAGACAAAACAATCTTTTTGAAACTATGCAGACCGTGATTCACGATGGGTTGGTAGCCCGGGCTGGTATCTGTAAAGTTTACTGGGCAGAAAGAGAAGATAGTCACCTGGAGCCAATCCAGGATCTTACTGAAGAAGAGTTTGACCAGGTAATCGCGCAGCCAAACGTCGAGATCGAAGAAGTCGAACAAGATGAGCTAGGGTTATACTCAGGCGACATCAGAGTTTCTCAGGACGCCAGCCAGGTAGTTATTGAGGCTATTGCCCCTGAGCAGTTTGTAGTTGAACCGCAAGCCGTTTCTTTAGATTCGGTTGGATTTTGTGGACACCGCACTGAAATGACAATCTCAGAGCTTAGAGAGGCTGGTTATGATGAAGAACTTATTGCAAATATTGGTGACCACGAAGACGTGGATATGGAAACTGATCCAGAAGTGTTGGCACGGCATGAAGAAATTGGGAGCGACCGTGGTTTCAATGCTAAGGGTTTCCAAGATCAAGTACGCTCTGTCACGGTGTATGAGCTTTATCTCGAGATAGATCTTGGAGACGATAATTCGGGAGTGGCTGAGTTATACAAAGTCATAAAAGCCGGTAACGTCATCCTTCATAAGGAAAAGGCAACACGGAAACCATTCTGCACATTTGTTCCACTCCCGATTCCACACAGTTTCTTTGGATCTAACTTTGGATCTAAAGTTGTACCAACGCAGACAGCTAGAACAGTGTTAACCAGGTCGATCCTCGACCATTCGATGATTACAAACAACCCACGTTACCAAGTGGTCAAGGGTGGTCTTACGAACCCACGCGAACTCATCGACAATAGGGTCGGTGGTATAGTTAACGTAAGTAGACCCGATGCAATAGCTCCTATGCCCCAGGCACCGTTGAACCCATTTGTATTCCAAACAATACAGATGCTCGATGAGGACAAAGAGGACAACACTGGTGTCTCACGTCTAAGTCAGGGTCTAAATAAAGACGCTATTAGTAAGCAGAACTCGGCTGCGATGGTCGAACAGCTAGCCACGATGAGTCAACAAAGGCAGAAGATCATTGCACGTAACTTTGCAAACTCATTCCTCAAACCACTGTACCAGATGATTTACCAGCTGGTCGTCGAGAATGAGCAGGAAGAAAGAATTGTAGAGATTGCTGGCGACTACGTACCTATACGCCCAAGCGAATGGAGTTCTAAGCGAGATGTAACTGTAGAGATGCACCTGGGATACGGAGAGCAAGAGCAAGAAGCTCAGAAGTACCTAGCGCTGCACGGGTTAATGTCTCAAGATCCTACATTGTCTAAAATGTACCAGGCACCAAATCAGTACGCACTGATGACACACGTTATGGAGCAGAACGGCATTAAGAACGTGAAGGACTACTTAACAGATCCTCAGCAGTTACCACCAGAGCAGCCAGACCCAGCAGCTGAGATGCAAATGCAGATGCAACAGAAGCAGCTTGAGATCCAGGAACGTCAAACAGCTCTAGCTGAGATGAAAGGCCAGATGGACGCTCAGATTGCTCAGATGAAAGTACAGCTCGAGCAAATGAAAGCACAACAGAGCTTCGCAATTCAGTCCGACAATATGGATCTGAAAGAAGCACAACTAGAACACAAGCAGATGGTAGACAATGCCGAGCTTGAAATAGCGAGAACAGCTGACGATGTCAGAGCTATCGCATCACCGACCGGTTAACGGTCATTAACCAAAGGAGTTTCTAATGCCATCAGGTAAAGGAACATATGGGTCTAAAAAAGGCCGTCCACCAAAGAAATAATAACCATAGTAATAGGAGAGCATATTTTATGGAAAACCAACAAGATGAACTAATTAAAGTCGGTGACGACTGTGAGGCACTTCTCAAGTCTGAACCGTTCACCCGTGTGATTAACGGACTAACCGAGAATTCATTTCAAAGGTTTGTAAATAGCAAACCCGAGAATAAGGAAGAACGTGAAAACACATATTACCACTATCGAGCCCTTGTCGACGTGGTGAGTACTCTTAAGCAGCAAGTAGCTGTAAGAGATGAAATCATTGCTAAATCGCAAGAAGACGACAACAGTCAAGAGGAGCAATAGGACTATGAGTAACGTCCAAGATACTGCCACTCAGAAGGAAGCGTTTCATGACATCATGGATGCTTCTGATGCAATCTTGAAACGCTGGGAAGACGCTGAACAGCCATCAGAAAGTGTTGAACAAGAGGCAACTGACGAAACTCTCGAAGAAGAGACTATCGAGGATCAGTCAGACATAACTGAAGATGAACAAGAGTATGAAGAAGTAGAAGAGGATGACGAAGACCCTGTATCAAATGAAACAGCTGAAGACGAGGATGAACCAGAGGCAGATCAAGAAGATGATGAAACGGAAGTTACATTGTCTGAAGATACTTTGGTCGAAATCCAAGTCGATGGCGAAGCACAACAGGTATCTTTAAAATCTCTTAAACGGCTTCACGGTCAGGAAGCATCTTTAACTAGAAAGTCTCAAGAAGTCGCTGCCAGACGCAAAGAAGCTGATGAAGCTTTGAGCAAGGCAGACATCAGTTATCGAAAGTTACTTGAAAGAGCTGAGAGCCGAATAAAGCCTTATCAAGAGGTAGACATGCTTGTCGCTAGCCGACAGATGTCCACTGAAGATTTTGCTGCATTTCGGAAGGAAGCTAAAGCGGCTGAGGATGATCTGAAGTTCTTAAAAGAGGAAGCTGACGTATTCTATAAAGAGGCCAATGCACAACGCCAAGAGCAAGTGCAGAAAGCCGCTACCGAGTGTGTCAAGGTACTCGAGAACAACCTAGAGGGCTGGAGCAACGAGATGTACAACGACATCCGTTCGTATGCAGTTTCCCAGGGTTTGCCTCAAGAACAAGTAGATCAATATGTTGACCCCCAGGTCATCATGATCCTCAACAAAGCTAGACTTTACGATCAAACCAAGGCTAGCGCCCAAGTTAAGAAAGCGAAAGCTAAAGTGATCAAAACAAAGAATAGCTCTGGTAAAGTACTGAAGACTAAAAAGGCACCATCTAATGACACCGATCTAAAGATCCAGCGTCAGAAGAAAGCTGTCAAGAAGCTTCAGACCAACGCCAGTAGATCAGGTGATTTAGATGATATTGCTGATGCTCTGTTAAGCAGATGGGAGCGATAAAGTTCAACCATTTTAACAGAAGGTAATAAACCTAATGACTACTTATACTACATACGACCAGGTTGGGAAGAAAGAAGATGTCTCGGACATTAAATGATGGTGTCCTTTCAGCGTAAGCTGTCAAAATAAACTATGTGAACTCAGGGAACATCCTATGGGACAATCCTGAGCCAAGCCTTGAGAAATCAAGGAAGGTGCAACGACCATCCAGAAATGGAGTAGGGCTAAGTAGCCCGAAGCGCATAGCCCCTGGCAACAGGGTGATAATATGGTCTGATCTATATGGCATAACATATAGCAGTCGAAAGACGGTCTAAGATTAACGACCTTAGATGAACATTTGTATCTCCGACATTACACCAACCGATACACCCTTCTTCAGCATGATACGCTCAGAGAAGGTTTCAGCCCGTACATTCTCCTGGCTCGAGGATTCGTTAGCAGCAGCAGCGGATAATAAGGCCGTCGAGGGAGCAGATGCATCAATGGCAACTTTGTCAAATGCAACTGAAAGAACGGGTACAACCCAGATCCTGACTAAGGCTTTTCAGGTCAGTGCTACCAGCGATTCCATAGCTACTTATGGTAGAGCGAAAGAAACTGCGTACCAACTAGGTAAAGCACTTAAAGAGATCAAAAGAGACCTCGAACGTGCTATGGTAGGCGTGGACAACGCAGCAGTCGGTGGATCGACTTCCGTAGCCAGGGAAATGGACTCTGCTACTCAGCAGATTTCAACAGCTGTTGACGCTGGTGCAAACGCAACGGATGCACTAACTGAAGCGAAGATCCTAGAACTAGGACAGAGCTGTTTCAACAATGGCTCAGATCCAACAGTACTTATGATTAAACCAGCCGACTCAACTATTGTCGCTGGCTTTACATCAGCTGCTGGTAGAAACCGTGAAATTGGCGACAGTAAAACACTCGTCAATGTGGTGGAACTTCTCGTTACGCCATTCGGTTCTTACAAAGTTGTTTTGAACCGTCACCAGCTTTCTACACATGCATTACTGATTGACCCAGCAATGTGGCGATCTGCAGTGTTACGTCCATTCTCACGTACACTTCTAAGTGCAACTGGTGACTCAGAGAAGCACTTTGTAGTCGGCGAATACTCATTGAAGCACATGAATTTTGGTGCCGATGGGATGATTACAGGACTGTCATAAGTTCTAAAAAGCATTGAAGGTCACCCGACCTCACCCCAGGTTTTATGCTCTCCTTTACCTGGGCGTCGGGTGGTCTTCTTTTACTTCCAAAAGGAGACATTATGTCAAACAACAGTAAAACTAATGACATCAACTTGCTTGGTGTTAACACTCAGTATTTGCAAACAGGCGACGACGTTTTCCGCAAACATACGCAACACATTAGCCAGGCATTCTTAGACGACCTCAAAGACAGCCGAAACGCATCTAAAGACCAGAACGAAGGTGATTACATGCGTGTCGCTGCAATACCAGTAGCAGTTGTCGAGCAATGGCAGCGCGAGGGCTTCAACATCTACGAAGCTACCCCTGTCGAAATTGTGAAGCGTCTAAAAGATCAGAACTTAGAAGCATTCATGGCAACCGATAAGAGGATCTAACGATGGCAACTCCACGCAAAGGCAAGGCTAAAGTAAAGGTCACCAGTACTGGCAGAAAGGTCAGTTATGGACAGGCTGGTAAAGCTAAGGATGGTAAGTCTCGAGTCCAAGCTGGCACCAAGAAAGGTGATGCTTATTGCGCTAGATCAGCTGCACAAAAGAAGAAGTTTCCAAAGTCAGCTAAAGATCCAAACAGCCCACTAAATCTATCTAGAAAACGCTGGAAATGCTCCGGCACTAAATCAAGAAGGACAGCTTAAATGGCAAAGCGCCCAGGTTTATACGCAAACATCCATGCAAAACGTAAAAGAATAAAAGCTGGCTCAGGAGAAACGATGCGCTCACCAAAAAGCAAGGGCGCTCCAACCGCAAAAGCGTTCCGAGACAGTAAGAAGACTGCCAAGAAAAGGTAAACATTATGAATAAAGGCCAAATCAGAACACATTTTAAAGAGCTATTAAACCGTAGTGACTGCAGTAATGCTTTGGCCGACACTTTTATCGATCAGGCCACCACTAGAATACAAAGATTGTTGAGAACCCCTGCACAAGAGGCCCAGCAGACGTATACGATAACCAGTCAGACCTCACAGATTACTTTACCTGTGAACCTACTTGAAATCATAAATGTATACATGGACGGGGTTTCTCTTACGCGAATACCAATTCATGAAATGCTCCAGGCACAAAAGACAGGGCAGCAGGGAAACCCTAGACAGATGTGTCGTCAAAGTGTTCAGATCTTACTACACCCACAACCAACATCAGGGACATTATTCTTAGATTATTATCGTGAGTTTCCTGCCCTCGCTACAGACTCTGATAGCAACGAACTTACCGAAATCGCATCGGATTTACTAACATACACTGCATTATCATATGCTGGGGACTATTTTATGGATGATCGAACTAACCTCTTCGAACAGAGGGCAGGACAATTCGTATCTGAAATTCAAGGTCACAGTCACTCCGCAGAGCAGTCAGGTATTAATCAAGTAATGCGACCAACCGCAGTCTTTGGAGACTAACAGACATGTCATCATCTTTCTATTCCCAAATAGGTATCCCTAGCGCCAACTCAACCGCAATCGAATCTAATGTTGCCAATTCCGAAGCTGCAGCAACAAATGCGGCAACTTCAGCAACTAATAGTGCATCATCAGCATCTGCCTCGGCTGCATCTGCTACATCAGCAAATGCTGCAGATGTTTCAGCGACTCAATCTAAGAATGCTGCAGCCGCTTCCGAGACAAATGCAGCGTCTTCTGCGGCTCAAAGTGCGACTAGTTCTGCAGCCGCAGTGACTGCACAGACTGCATCTGAAACTGCAAAAACTGCAAGCGAACTTGCCGCTACAAATGCGGCTACCAGTGAGACAAATGCGGCTGCATCAGCGGCTTCAGCGGCTGCCGACGTGGCGTCTATAGGCACCTCAGTTACCGATGCGGCTACCTCAGCTACTGCAGCGGCATCCACTTTAGAAACTTTCCAAAACCAGTACCTCGGTGCATCAGCAACGGCTCCAACTGTAGACCCAGACGGTTCGGCCTTAGATCTAGGAGATCTTTGGTTTGACACTGCCTCAGATACTCTAAAAGTGTATGCGTCAGGTGGTTGGGTGAACGCAGGATCATCAGTCAACGGTACTAGTGAGAGACAGACGTATACGGCAACTGCAGGGCAAACGACCTTTGCAGTGACTTACGATGCAGGATTTGTAGACGTGTGGCTCAATGGAGTTAAACTTTTAGTCGGTACAGATTTCACCGCGACTTCTGGGACTAACATTGTGTTGGCTTCTGGCGCTGCAGTAAACGACATAGTTGACATCATTGCCTTTGGTACTTTTTCCCTATCCACCCACTACACAAAGACAGACGCAGACGCTCGATTTGAGCCTATCGGCGGTAGTGGCTACGGAGATAGCAGTGTAGATACGCACCTCAACCAATCCAGTGCTACTAGCGGTCAATACCTCAAGTGGAATGGGTCGGACTATGCGTGGGATACTGTAGCTGCAGGATATACTGACAGTGACGTCGATGCACACTTGTTGACTGCAGGGGTTACGCTCGATGCTACGAATGATCGCTTGGGCGTGGGGACGAGTTCGCCTACTGCAAGTATCCATGCGTATGACGCAACAACTAATGTTGTAGGCACTTTTGAAAGTGGCGATGCTGATGTGTATATTACGCTTGCTGATAACACAACAACTTCAAACACGGCTATGCTTATTGGTGTTACTGGTAACGATATGCACTTTAGTACATCAGCAGCAGAACGTATGCGTATCGATGCGTCAGGTAATGTTGGAATCGGGCTAACAAATCCAACAGGTTCACTCCATATAAGCAATTCTGCTCCTTCATTTTATATGACTGACACCACAAACAATACTGAAGGTGTTGTGTCTATGGACAATGCAGGAAGTCTTATTTTAAATGCAGACTTAAACAATGAAGCGTCATCATCGAATATTAGGTTTGCTGTAGATGGCTCAGAGCGTATGCGTATCGATGGAAGCACTGGTGACGTTAGCATTGGAACGACTTCTTCTGCTAACTCTAGGTTATTCGTATCAGATACACATAGTACTGCTGTAACAGATGGTGCTACCTTAATAGCTAACTCAACTTTAAGTATTAACGGTAATTCTGGGCAGGGTTCTGATGTACTTCGTATGGGTCCAATGTGTGCAAGCGGAGCGTACTTTATAGATGTTTCTAACTCTGGTGGAAATGCTGCATATCCTCTTTGTTTAAACCCAATTGGCGGAGGTAATGTGTTGGTGGGTAAGACTGTCACTAGTTCATCAACACAAGGGATTGCACTAAAGAGTAGTGGTCAAGGTGTATTTACTTCTGACGGTGGCACTAGTGCTTTGTTTAATCGCAAAACCTCAGATGGTGACATTATTGAATTACGCAAAGACGGTACTGCTATAGGCGTTATAGGAGTTGCCTCTGCTGATAATTTTTATATAGGGGGCAGTACAGGTGATACAAGAGGTATATATTTTAATAATCAAGGAATGTTACCTGCAACTACCAATGGTGCGTTAGCAAATGACGTAGTTGATATAGGTAAAGCAGGTTTTCGATGGCAAGATATCTACGCAACCAACGGCACTATCAGCACATCTGATGCTAATGAAAAACAAGACATAGCCTTACTTACAGCAACAGAAATGCTAGTAGCTAAACGTATCTCAGCACTGTTTAAGACATTTAGATGGAAAACCAAAGTTTTAGAAAAAGGTGACAATGCTCGTACTCATACAGGTGTTATAGCCCAAGACGTACAGGCGGCTTTTACAGCAGAAGGTTTAGATTCTGGTAATTACTCATTGTTTATTTCAAACACATGGTGGGAAAAAGATGTAGAGGTTGCTGCTGTTGAGGCAGACGAAGAAAACGGCATAGAAGCCAAAGACGCTTACACACGCACTGACAAATACGACACACAAGAAGAAGCACCAGAAGGCGCAACGGAAGTAACATCAAGAGGTATTCGTTACAACGAGTTACTATCATTCATTGGTGCAGCAACTGAACAACGTCTAACCAACATAGAAACACGATTAGAAGCATTGGAGGCTAACTAATGACTAGAGCAAGAGACTTAGCAGACAGTGCTGACAAGGACATCACAGGAACACTTACCGTCGATGACATAACGGCTAGTGGTGATGTGTCTGTAGCAGGGAACTTGAGTGTCTCTGGAACCACAGTAACAATTGACAGTGCCAACGCACAGACGGTTGATCTAGGCGATAACGACAAGATTAGGCTTGGCGATGGTGATGACCTACAGATTTATCACGATGGTAATCATAGCCGAATTAAAGATTTAGGCACTGGAAGTTTGGTTATAGGAGCAGACGAGTTTATTGTACAAAACGCTGCTGGAACAGAAAACAAACTTGTAGCCACAACGGATGGGGCTGTAACTTTATCTCACAACGGCTCAACTAAAATTGCTACCACCGCCACAGGTGTAGATGTTACTGGTGCTTTAAAAGTTGCAGGAAGTTCTGTTGTCACTGCAAGTACTGATGCAGATGATCTTGTTATAGAAAAGACAGGCGATACTGGTTTATCTATCCTATCTACTTCAACAGGTCGTATTTACTTTGGTGATGCTGCGAATGATGATGCAGGGTCAATTAGATATGTTCATGGTGACAACAGTATGCGGTTTGAAACTGATGATGCAGAACGTATGCGTATCAGCGGCGGTAACTTGTTTGTGGGTACTACTGGTGGAACGCTACCTGAAAGTGGAACAACATCTGCTCATGCTGGTGTTTCACTTGATGCAAGCAACTATGTTGCAGCGGCTCGTTATCAAAACACAGCAGGTTTTTTCAACCGTATCGGCAATGATGGTGATCTTGTGCAGTTCCGCAAAGACGGCACCACTGTGGGGAGTATTGGTAACTACGGAACTAGATTGCGGTTAGGTTCTGCTGTTGGAGCAGGTTTTGTATTTGGCGGTTCTCAAATTTACCCTGCTACAGACGGAACTATTGTAGATGATACCCATGATATCGGTACTGCATCTTATCGTTTCAACAACCTCTACCTGTCTGGCGGTGCTTACCTTGGCGGCACTACTTCGGCTAATAAGTTGGAAGATTACGAAGAGGGAACTTGGACTCCCAACTTGTTAAACGTATCGCTTAGTTCACAGACCGAATATGGACGTTATACAAAAATAGGAAGAATTGTTCATTTATATGGAAAAATTACTGCAACAGGTTCGATAACAGGTGATACAAGTGTTTTTGCAATAGGAACACTTCCTTTTACAGTTACAGAAGCTAATGATACACAGCAAAGAGCTTTGATGCAGATTGGTGGAGACTGTGTAGGTTTGGGTTCTCTTGCATACTATGCTCATTTTAGAACAGAAAATTCAACTCTAAACGGTGTTTATATAAACGGCTCAGGCAATACAGCTTTTTGGCGTTATAATAATTTAGGAGCAAATACTATCGAGGTAGCTTTTCAAGGCGTTTATTATACAGCAGAATAACACCCCTGTTGGACAGCAGGGTAGTCAGTCCACAGCCATATAGGAGATAAACAATGGCAACATTAACAGAAGAACAAATAAACGACAAAATCGAGGTCGTTAACAACGGAACATTCTCAGTCGTACAAGTACGGACCGCAACGGTAATCAAGCGAGACGACGAAGAGATAAGCCGTTCATTCCACCGACATGTAGTTGCGCCAGATGCTGACCTATCAGCAGAAGACGACGATGTGGCTGCGGTTTGCACACCAGTATTCACAGACGCAATGAAGACAGCCTATGCTGAACACTTAGCGGCAAGTGGCCCTACTGAATGAGCGAGGATAGTTGGCACCTCTCAAAGTCTGTACCTCTCGGCCTCATCGTAGGTCTCATTGTCCAGGGCGGTGCCATAGTTTGGACTGTGTCCATGATGATGTCAGACATCGAGTACAATCGTAACCAATTAAGAGCT